TCTAAAAGAAGATCTAAATCTTCAGAATCTAAATAAGGTTTATTTTTTTTGTAATACTCTTTTATGAGAGTTTTATCGTCTACGTTGCTATAATCAGCATTTAGACGAGTATAATCTTCTATTGTACCACCAGTATCTTCCATGAAAGCGACTAGCTTTTCAATATTTTCAGGCAAAGGCTTACCTAATACTTTTTCATCTCTTATAGCTTCTTTAACTTCAGCTTTAGTTATTACTTCTTCTTCAGTTACTTCTTGGATCGGAGAAAACCCTTCAGTAGTCTCGTTGGACTTTTGTACAGGTTCTCCCACCGTTGTGCTATCTCCGGATGGTTCTTCCACAGATACCTCCTTTGTTTCTCCGACTTGAATGGCATCTTCTTTTTCTTTTTGTTTTGGAATTACTATTTTTTTAACCTCTGGTTCTAGTTCGATCAAAGGTTCTTTAGGATTAACATTTACTTTTGTAATATTATCCTTAGTTTCGTTAAATTTTTTAGGTGTTTTCTTTTTAATTTTAAAATCACCTTCTTGCTTTACAGCTTCTTGTGTTTGTTCTGACATAATATAATATAATTAAATAATTAAACGTTTACATAAACGCGCCCATATCGGGTTGATTTTCAAAATCAATTGGTAAGCCATCGTTTTTTCTTTGACTTATCATTTCACTCTGCTGCGTGCCTTCCATCTTTACACGCTTGTCTTTTCTGTCTTCTATCATTTGTTCTTTAGAACCAATAGAATCTACTTCCATTTGTTTCAACTGTCTATCGTACTCAAATTTTTTAGCCATTTTTTGCATGTCTAGTTGGGTTTGAGTATTCATACGTTGAATTTCCATTTGGCTTTTAGATTGCTCAAAGTCAACTTTAGTAGATGTAATAGCTTGTTGTTTTTCTACTTCTGCCATTGCTGTTCTTTCTGCTGTTTGAGCTTGAGCTTCTGCTTGAGCAGCTATATTAGCTTGTTGAGCTTGTTGATCTTTAATTTGCTTTTGATTTCTTTTTATCTTAAGCATTTGATTAGCTAGTTTAAGATTTTTTATTTGTCTTAAATCTATAGCGTCTTCAAGATTTATACCACCTTGCTGAATAGAGGCTTGAATATTCGCCTCTAATTGAGCTTGCTCTTCTTCTTCTGGTTCAAGTTCTAAAAATATACCAAAGTCATGTACGTTTAGTTTTATAATTTCTTCTAAAGTTTTTACATTGAAAGTTGAAATAGAACTTTGCAGTGATGATCTTGTAAGAGGAAATTCTAAAGCGTCTGCTATTTTTAAAGTAACGTTCTCAGCTATACGCAAAGTCAAGTACATACCCGCTTGAGTTATATGCTTAGTGGCTGTATTTGAAGCATTAGCAGCTAGCTTTTGTAATCCTACTAAAGTGTTTCTGTCTGGTAAACTACCGTCTCTAGCCTCGTTTAATCCCGTCACATCTCTTATCATTTGAAGATAATATTGATACGTTGCAATAAGGCTTTGTATCTTAGCGTTACCACTTCCGCTTTGCAGTTCTTGAACAGGTACTTTTCCGGCGTTCATTTCACCGTCTTGAGTTAAAGATCTACCGATTACAGAACCAGTTTGAAAATACATATTTAAAGCTTCGGCTGGATTATAATTAGTACCGTTACCTAAATCAACTTCTGCTAAACCGTCCATGTCTAAATAAACACCATCAGGAACCATGCGAGAAATTACTTGTTGAAGTTTTAAATGTGTTAATTGTATCATATCTGCAAAACCAGTGCATCTACCAACCAAAGACTCAATTCTACCCTTGTAGATTCTAGGCGCACATATGGCGTAATTCATTTTTACTTTAGTAGTGTCTGACATTGGCCTAGACATATTTTCTGCCAATTCCCACTTAAGCATTGTTTCTGTTCCTAATACTTTAGCACCGCTATATAAAACTTCTATTGATCTTGATACTTTTTCAAACATGTCGCTTTCTGGCGGATTGAAAGTGTCTGGTTTTTCAATAGCTTTTAATAAACCTTGCTCTGTTTGCTTAATTTTGAAAACTTGATTATGATATGTTTTGTAGTCAAAATATAAAACTTGAACTGTATTGTTGTCGTAGTTTCCATAACCAGTAATATAAGATTTATTTCCTGGCATGCTTTGAATTTTTTCAAGCTCTTCTTCTGATATATTTGGAAACTCTTTTTTGAGCTCAGGTATAGTGATAGACTTTACTTCACCGACGTAATATATGTCTTCAAAATTAGGATCTTCTGTGTAAGAATAAACCATGTAAGCAGGGTCAACATATTCTATAGTAACTCCATTAGCTACATTAAAATTAGTTTTAACAGCAGAAATACCACAAACGGCTAAATCCATGTTTAGTCTTCTTCGTGTTAAATGATATTTATTTTGAGCCATAATACTTGATATAGCTTCTTCTTCTGCTATTTCAATAGATTGCTTATAACTCAACTGCATATGGAGTTCTAATTCTTCTTTCGACTCTGGAACAACTTCTTTGCTTGGCGATTGGTATGCGTCAATACCTAGTGTTTCTTGTAAAATAGATAGATAATCTTGCGAGATCATATCTTCATAAAGCTTAGAAGCGTATGTAGTTCTTTTTACTACAGATTCTGGATCTTGAGCATAGGCTTTTATATCGTAAGACTTAGAAGAAATACCGTTTACTACAATATCTACAAATTTAGACAAAATAGGCACAGGTGTCCAGTCTAAATTAAGATAAGATAAATCTCCATTTATAGAAAGTTCATCTTTGTATTTTTGAACACTTTGCTCGCCTCGAGCATAAAGTCTTAATTGGTTGAAATTATTCCAATTAGTTAAATATCTATTGCCTGTTGTTCTACCTTGGTCAAACCACTCGCCCTCTATGGCTTGAGCAACTTGCTTTCCATAGTCTAAACTTGATTTAACTTCCTCACTAACAACTTGGCTAGGAAATGAACTTCTAGTATTAGTGTATATATTCATTTAACTTATTATTTTTGACACCGCACCTTTGTTGTCATATTTTTTAATACCTAAATCTACAGATTTTAATTTTATTGGAGCGCTTGGTGAATACCTATGTTTATTACAAGCCATTAATGCTAAGCCAGAGCTTATTGAAGCATCGTGTTTTGTTCTGTTGTTTATATTGAACTGAGACCAATCTTCTAATGTTTTTTGAAAATACATATCGCCATAACCTGTTTCTTTTAAACCAACAAAGTCTTCTATGTAAGACTCTATAGCGGCAGCATGCGCTTGTTTTATATCTTCACTAGAATTTGGTATACCGCCTAGTTCTCTTTCTGTTACAGATAATTTATTTCTTTTTCTATCAGGCCTGTTCATTGAAAAACCTCTATAACCTCTTCTTTTAAAATGATACAATAATCTTGGTTTATTGTTTTCTGCTAGTATCGGCATTCCATAAAATACACAAGCCATGAGTACGTCTTCAAAAAATATTTCAGCTGTTTGAGGCCTTGCTATATATTCTAAGAAAAAATGGTTTGGAGGTGTGTCTGTCATTGAAAACTTAGTTAAACCATGTAAAGAGCCTTTTGAACCTCTCTTGTCAACTGTTCCAGATATATCGTAAGGATCACACCCAAATGCACCTATTGATTCATTTAAAGGATATTTAATTCCGTTTCTTGTTATTACCGCATTTTGCATACCAACAGAAGGAACCCATGTTATAAAAAACCTACCGTTTTTATTAGGTAAAAATATAACTTCAGAATCTTGCACGCCGTTTTTCCAAGCAAAATTACCTTGAGTTACATTTAAAGAATTTTTTAAATCTTCATTAAAATCTATTTGTTCATAAATCTTAGTTAGATTAAATAGAGAGTCTTTTGACTCGTCTCTAAACGCATGCTTTGTAGTTCTTGGAAATTGTCTATAAAACTCATTTAACGCGTCTTGATCTTGCTTTAAACCTTCTACTTCATTATCCCAATATTCTATTACACCTAAATCTATAATTTCACTTTGTGGTCCTTTAACAGGTTTGTTTGGTGTTTGGAAGACAGGTAAGCCATAAGAATCAATGTATCCTTCGTAATTCCATTCCATAGGTATAAACAAGCTATATAATCCAGAGCGAGTTTGTCCATTCGCGTTTCGTTGTGTAACATCTGAGTCATTATATAGTTTTTTAAAGTTATCACCACCTTTATCTAATGAGTTACTAGTTGAACCCATCATACATTTGCCTATAATTCTACTACCTAATCGTAAGCAGGTTTTCGTGACCCTCCAGTTGTTAAGGATGTTCGTCGGACGTTCCCACTTGCCGCTCTCATCGTGGACGAGGAGTTTGAGCTTTTCACCGTCGTAGGAGTTGTCACCCGTGTTCTTCCAGTCGATCGTTGTGTCGAGCCCGTCCAACTCTTGTAGCTGTTGGTTTGTCTCAAGTTTTTTACGCGTATATTTCGTTGCGGGTACTCTGTACGCGAGCTCTGTCTTTGGACGGTCCATTCCGTCCTGAATTGGTTTGAAAAAGAAGGGGTAATTAACGGATATTGGTACCACCTTATCTGTGAACATCTTCTTTGCATCAGGACCAGACTTTGATAATATCCCAAACCTAGAGTCGCTTGATATGGTTGCCATATTAACGCACTCTCCCGAGGCCATAAATGAAAACCCAGAACGCCTGTTCTTAAGGTAGCACATGCCATAGGATCTGTTATCGGCCTTACAAGCTTCCCAGAATATGTAAAATAATCTGTTTGATTCACGAAAGTCTGGTTGTCCAACGTCGATCTTGCTCCACTGCAAGTACATATAATGAGTACCAGTAATGTAAGTAGCCACATTCTTATTATAGAACCAAAAGCCTTCTTCCCTGCGGACGAACTCATTATCGATGTAATCATACCATTTTTCTTTAAAGTCTAATGGGTATTGTTCCCAGTCAAAAACAGACTTTATTTTTTTTAATACTTTTGGGTATTCAACATGCTCCCAAGTATTTGTTTCAAATTTATGTGTTTTATTTTCTTCAGGTAAAGCTATTTTTAGGTTTTGTATTTCATATATTTCACCTATTTTACCTGTCTTACTTATTACAATAATATCGTGCTCTTTATTGTATCCATACTCCCATTTATTATACCTATTCATTCGTTTAAGAACTTTAGGTTTAATATGGTCTTTTAAAATCTTATATAAACTCTGCTCGTACATTACTTAGATCTACCTTCTGCAAAACCTTTAAAAGTTCTTTCTTCTTTAACTTCTTTTGGTTTTTCGTTTAATAAGTCTTCTTCTTTTTCAATACGACTAAGTATTTCAAACGCATCGAATATAGCCAGCTTTTTAGTGGCAGCCGCGTTTTTAAGTCTGTCAGCTGATATATCATCATCTGAATCAACAATAGCCTCTTTAGCTACTTTGATTAACTCTTCAACTGCTCGCTGCCCAGCTTGGATTATATTCTTCTTCGTTTCCTTGGTATTCATACTTAATTACAATATCATTAGATTTCATACAGTAAAGTCTCTTTCCTTCAACTAAAAATT